TAGTATTTGATTCTTATCAATGTGTTTCACGCCAGTTGTTACCAATCTTGTACTCCCCGTCTAGTGGACAACGAAGCTTGAAATGCAACCCAGCTTCAACAATACTTTGCTTTGCAGCCTCACCTACTATTGTAGCATACATCTTAGGAACTTCAAGTTGAAATTCATCATGGACATTTGCTACCAGCTTAACAGGCCACTTGTTAGCCTTAGTCTTGTCGTGAAACAATACCAAAGCTTTCTTCATCACAATCGCCCCAGCCCCTTGAAGGAGCGAATTGAGGGCAGCGTGTTCTGAGCGTACCCATATCTTACGACCATCAAGCCCCGGTACAAAGCCCTTACCCGCATATCTGCTAACCGTATTTCTAAGACGTTGTAAGGCGGGTGTGTTCGCAAGAAAGGCATCGATAAGTTTCTGTCCCGCTTTAGCATTACCACCGACAATGGAACCAATCTTAGCTGGCCCTGCACCGTATAGGAATGCGTAAATAAATGTCTTCGCTTGATCCCTTGTCTGCAAACCTGCAGCTTTCTGGTTCTGCGTGTGAACGTCAGTTCCATCCTTTGATGATCCTTCAGTGACTGTCTTAACATATTCATCATCTTTCATATAATGTGCAAGCATACGCAGCTCAAGGCCACTAGCGTCACAACCAACCAATACATTACCTGCTTCCACAGTCCAACACTCTCTGCACTCAGGGCCATAGATACTTCCAGCATTAGGAATCTGTGCCATGTTAGGAATACTGTGTGTCATCCTTCCAGTAACTGCGCCATTCGTTATAACTTTACCATGCACTCTACCGTCCTTACCAACAGCCTCTAGCCAGCTTTCAATCTGAGCTACACGTTTCTGTAGCATCAGGTACGTGGCAATCAACTGAGCTTCCGGTAGAGGAACCTTAGCAAGTACAGACTCATCGACAATAGCCTGACCCTTCTCAGTAAACACCTTAGGTTTCCATCCTAGTTCCATCAGCTTTTCTCCGATCTGCTTTCTACTTCCGGGATTGAAAGTATCAATGCAGTCTTTAATTGGCTTTCCACTTGTCTTGTGGAACCTTGGTGTGACTGTTGGAGGCCATCTCTCTTGCATCTGCTCATAGATTCCAGCCATCTTTCCTTTGATGTCAGCAAGTAAGCAAGTGGCATAGACTTGATCGAGTTTGAATCCATGACGTTCCTGTTCAGAGATGATAGCTGCTACCTTATGCTCAAGAGTAAGGCTTTCTTGTGAAAAGTCTTTCTTATTGAGTTCATCAGTAAGATGAGTATAAAGATTACAAGTGACCTCAACGTCCCTAATGCAATAATACTCCAGAAGAGCCATGTGAGGAATGTTAAAGCACTCACCTTTGTATTCCTCTCGTCGTTCCATCAACCATTCCCATATCCTTTTGTAGTCTACCTTCTTAACTGTCCCCATCCTGTTGCCCCATGCGTCTAAGCTGTGACCGTTCTCTACTGAGGGATCTAGCAGTCTTGAGGCTATCAGTGTATCGAACACTTGGTTCAAGCGAATCTTCGTACTCCAGAGCCTGTTGAGTATCGAGAAATCGAAGCTTATCCCGTTGTGGGCTACTATCAATGTAACGTCCTTTAAATACTCCACGAGGCTGTCTGCTGCTTTCCATACGTTCACTTCTCCACTGTCAATGTCCTTAGTTACCACCATCCAAATCGTGTTGTGATCTAAGGTTGTCTCGATGTCCAATACGATACGCTTCATACTCTGCCTTTAGGTCTTCATAATGGTGAATGAGTAACTGATACTTGTCCTGCATTTCATAGTACTTACTTTCCAAATCAAGCATTCTACCAGCTATCTTATCTATGTCAATCATTCTGTTTACCTCGATAAGTTAGTTCAGGACAATGATACACAGGAGCTTTCTTCCAGTCTGCATGATAACGTGATGTGGTTACATTATTGACATTCATCGACATGACAGCTCTCTTACGTTCCTTTGTAGCTGCTTTGTAAGCATTAACCTTATCACGATTACGCTGAACCCACTCACGCTGCTTGAGCCTGATACGTTCCTTACGTTTCTCATGCACTGCCCATACGTCTTTAATTGTTCCTTTGGTGCTCATTTTGCAGCCTCCATGTACAGACCCACGTTACCTAGTGCATAACCTACAAAGGCTATACCCAGACCAGTATTCCCTTTGTAGAGTAAGTCCACAGCTACGATAGTGTAGACCACTCCAACTACAGCAATTAACCATGCACTCATTTGTCTTGCTCCTCTTCTAGCTTATCAGCCTCTTTGTCAAACTCTACATCACGCTCTTTGTCGCCCTTATCACGACCAAAGATTAAGTCCCATCGAGCGTCATACTGCTCCTGAGCTACACTGAAAGGTCTAGGTGTACTTCCTTTGCTCATAATACCTCCTCTTGTACCTCAACCATGCGACCAGTGTTCATGTCATACTTCAGCACACAAGCTGGCCCTGTATAACCATTGTAACGATTCTTAGCCACAGCCACCTTAGTCATGTGACGTTCATTATCATCTGCTGCCATGCTGTTACGCTCCAAGGTAATTACAGCATCACTGAGCTGAGCAATAGCACCTGAGCCTCTGAGCTGCGACAATGACACACTGCCACCATCTTCGTGCCCTTGGTTCCCTTGCAGTCTACGAAGGTGACTGACACAGATCAAGGTAATCTCCAACTCTTGAACCAGTGTCCTGAGCTTCGTCATCATGTTATCAATAGCCTTACGCTCATCTCCATTGTCTTGACCAGATATAACAATGGAAATATGATCCAAGAATATAACCCTGCAATCACAAGCTTTAGCCATGTATCGGATTCTGTTGGCAATGTTGTCAACGTCACTGCTACCGAAATGGTCAAAGAGATAAACACGATTAGTACCAAGTGTTGCATCGAAAGCATCTTTAAGTTCCTTCTCAGTTGTAGGTGTGTCAGGTAAGTGCAGAAGCTTGTTAGCGTGTAACGACATAATGCTTCTAGCAGTCTTACGAGTGGACTCTTCAAGGAATAAACCTCCAACATTCCACTTGGTAGTGTTCAGTATATTGAACAATATCTCTCTCAGGAATTGACTCTTACCTAGTCCACTTCCGGCAGTGACTGTGATTAACTCCGATGGCCTCATACCATAGAGGAGCTTGTTCAAGCCCTTCCAAGGGTACATAGCCTCAGCCTTAGCCTCAGGTTTAATCACCTCTTCCCACAGAGATGCAGCATTGATGATGCCATCTGGGATGTACACCTCAGCTCTCCACCACTCATTCACAAACTCCTTGGTAGCCCCAGCAATAAGGTAGTCACAGGCATCTTTGTAGCCACTCAAGTGCTTCACAATCTTAGCCTTCTGACCGAACAATTCAGCTACTTCCTTAGATGCCTTCTTACCCGGCTCATCAGCATCAAAGCAGATCACAATGCTATCGAAGGAGTTAAGCCACTCATACTGTGCCTTGCAGTCCTTTAAAGCAGCCTGTGCACCGTTCCTGACTGACACCACAGGGTAGAGGCTACCGTTCATCTGAAAAGCTGCTAGAGCGTCAAGCTCTCCTTCAGTGATGGTGACTGCTTTGCCACCAGAGTGAAAGAGCTGCTGTCCGAAAAGCCTAGCATTCGTGAATGTTCCAAGAATGCTGAAAGTTTTGTCTGCCACTCGTCTAAGTTTTGCTGCAACTGTTGTTCCGGCATCGTCAGTGTAAGGATAAAAGTGTTGTCCATTATCTTGTGTTACTCCATATTTCTCACAGGTTTGTTGGGTAATACCTCTATCAGGTATCGATTTAATCTGACCTTTAATCTCTAGCATTGCTTGCTTTCTAGGTTGCACTGCATCTTGCTTAACTGTGAAGTCATCATATTCATTCTCATAGTGAGTTTCTTTACAGTTAAAACAGTAGGTGTGATTGTCATCATAGAGTGCACCTGCGTCTGAGCTTCCACAATAGTCACAGGGTATGTGCTTTATGAACTTAGACTCAGGTTGTTGTTTACGTACTAGGTTTAGCTTCATTATCTCTGTCCTTACGTAGTTCTTCTATGACCTTTAAAGCTTTAACATCGAGGTAGCCGTAGTAGATTTCACCCCTGAGTTGGAAGGCTGTAAAGTTCTCCAGTAAGGCTAGACAATCAGCCTTTAACTTATCATCTTCATGGGCATCACCAAAGTGTGACGGAAAAGGCCAAGGTTTATTTTCATCAATAGTCATTTTGAGAGTACCAGTTTAATTAAAGTTACGATGGCAACAAAGATAGCCATCACCATGCGAAAGGGTCTTCCTGAGCTGCTACGTGACCGCTATGAGCCTTATTCAAGACAGCCTCAGCAACATGAGACATAACCTTATCACGACCATTATTCATAACTAGTTCAGCCATACTGTCAATGACAGACCAATACCAGCATTCATACTGTACCAAGTCCATGTCAAAGTCATCATCATTCATCATTTCAATAGACATAAAATTATCCTTTCAAGGTTAAATGTCTGTTTACGGGCACTTTAAAGACTTATAAGTATATTACTTAAATAATACTTATATAGTGTATTTAACTTCTATGAATCATCCTAGATACTTTGTAGTATCTTTAAAGTTAGGGTAGCACACTTTGTACAGTTTGTCAATGATCTCCTTCAGTGTTGGTGTCGCTAACGTGACAGTCATCCTCAGCCTCAGCACTGTCATCTATATCATCGGAGGATATAAGGTCTTTACGATCCTTTGTAGGCAGATGTGAGTCAGCCTGTACAGTCTTAAAACATTGCTGACATAAGTCAATAAAGCTTCCAGTCACTGCGTGTTTGCGTGTACTCTCATAGTCTGTCAATATTCTGTCACAACATAAGCATTTCATACATCCTCCCTGACTTCGATTAAGTCCATCATGTCAGGGTCATACCCAAGCTGCTCATAGACCATGCTTTCAGCTTCATCTTCATTGCTTGCATAGACCCATACTTCCATTGTCTCACTTACTTTAAAGCAATATTCATTCATTTTCTTTGGTTCCTTTATCCAGTCTTTTATGTCAACGTCTGAGATCATAGCATTTCCACCATTAAGTTGTTAATAAGTAGGCTAAAACAGCCCTTTAAAGCCCTTCTAGGCACGTTGTAGATCATGGTCAATGGTCAACTGTTCATTGTGCTCAAGTTTATATTTCTTTGATGCCTCCCATTCAAGGTTTTTCCATTGATCGTGTGAGATCACATCTAGTACATTGATGCCCTGATACATTGCAGAATCCAAGTCCCTGCAGTCACCGTCTTCGTCAATCTGACATTGAACGTCAACTATAGCACCTGAATCCTCTAATTGACCTACAAAGTGAAAGGTTATTGTGTTGATAGTGCTCATTGTGTTGGTTCCTTCCGTTGAACATGGTTGGCAAATAGCCACTTATCACCTAGGTTTCTGATTGATCTCACCCATTTAAGCCTATAACTTCGTCGCACGTGCTCAGGCACATCGTAAGACTTGAATAGTTCACGTGAGTGTTTTAGTAATTTAGTATTCATTGTTTAACCTTTTTAAATGTAACAGTTTTACCTTGTTGCTTCTCAAATAGAACTTGAAATTCTGCCTGTTCCTCTGAAAATAGCGTGTGAATCAGCTTTCCTTTGTCGTTATAGACCTTCCACACTGGCTTACCATCAAGCCTTCCAGTGTCAGGCAGATAATCTTGCTTTTCCTCATCAAAGAATGACCATCCCTCCCAATGCCTCCGGTTATCGTCACAATCAATCACAAGCGAATATCTGCGCTTACCAATCACGAGGGAATTATGGTTCCTCTCAAAGCTCCCATGTCCAATGTCACCGCTGGCATACTGACTGTATTTAGGAAACAACACATACCAATGATTGCGTTCTAGATCGACAATCAATTCTAGATTGTGTTTATATACTTCGACGTTAAAGTGTTTAATCATTTTACTGTTTCCCTATATAGCTTGAATGTATAGATACTTAGAATAATCCCATGCTTCTAAGTTATCAATTGTTATCTCACTGTCAGTACTTCTAGAGGCCTCTCTGAGTGCATCTTGAGTGTCTGTGGCCCCAATCATGATGTAACCATAGCGGCCTTTGTAGCGGTAACTCTTAAGGCCTTGAATGGCCATTGGTTTATTGTGTGTTTCGATCATGATGCTGTCACCTCTTCACATTGGCCACATTGACCCTCAAACTGTGAAGCATACTGCTCCATCGTTGCGTAGTCTTCAAACTCCCACTCTTCGCCACATTCAGGGCATGAGTACACCCAAAACACATCAAAGCCGATAGAACAAGCGACAGCACCTGCCCAGTCCTCAGACCACACCCAGACATTGCCTGAGTTGCTGTTAACCCCTGCGTGTGTGTACTTGTCAACCTTTAAACCTGCCTTTCGGATAGCCTTTAAACAATCCTCTAAACGCTCTAAGTCTGCACCTTCAAACTGCTCGAATAAATTAGTCATAGTTCAACCTTAAAAGTTAGGCCGTAGCCTTTGGTTACGTGCGACAGTGCACTGCAAAGCACTCTATACGAATGCTTCACGGTAATCTGTCACTTAGGAGACATCACAATCATTGTAGTCTAACATTTCAACAGACCACAATACACACCAACCTTGATCTGTTTTGCCTGATAGATATGGAACTGCACCATAGCACTCACGTTCAATCATAAAGTCTAAGAAACCATGGTCAGGTAGTGCTTTTATTTGGTTCAATGCTTCTAATGCTGTTTTTGGATATGACACGATAATAACCTTTTACTTTATGAGGACATCAAAATAGGCCAATGCACCACCCGCCAACATTAGGCCGATAAGTACTGCGAAGCATACGTCTATAATCTTTTCAATCATTTTATTTACTCCTTTTATAATCGTTTGAGCCTTTAGCATAATCTCTCAAGGTCTTAAGATAACCCATTCTATCCTTCTGGGCTTCTACGTTCCTTTGCCATGCCACTACGATTGTGCCTGAGCCTCTAACACCTAGGAACCTCCCACGGTTAGACCTATCACCTGCATAAACCATCTGCCCAGCCTGTACGTGTTTGAGCAAGTCTGCAGGTATATCCCACACATTAAACATTGATTGATATTTCATGATTGTGTTGCCTTTCCGAATTTAATTACAATATAACCGCCTGAGGATCTCTCATAGTCTTCGTGACAGATGCCTGACTGCATCAGTTGACGTGCAGTCCTGAGTTCTATCAGCTCACGTCTGAGCACGTCATAACTGCCGTAACTTGCCAAGTGCTTGAGTATTTTCTCTGTAGTCTTATTCATGATATTATTCCGAAGTTTCTATGTCATTAATGAGATTTTGAAGCTTGTCCTGTTGTTGAACCAACAGTGACCAACTGTATGATAAGTCACTGGTGTTTGCAAGTGTTTGCTGAGTCTTCTCTAGGCAGTCTCTGAGTTCCTGCAGTGTCCATCCACTGGGTATTGGTAGACCTTTGTAAACGTCTGTTGTCAGTGTGTGATATTGTTTCATACTATCTCCTGAGTTTAACAGTGCACTATTGCCCTGTCTTGTTATCTATTATCCAGTCTAACCTTACACGAAACTTACAAACACAGGTTTTAGACAATTATTTTCAATATATAAACCCTAATAGGGTAAACCCTTAGACTACCTGAGATGGAAGCCATTAGAAGCCCTCAGAGGCGTTAACAAGGTGTCAAGCACCTACACCCTTGGACAAAGTTACTAACACCACAACTAGTACTTATCCACAATTCTAACTCTTATATAAGACTTTGCCTGTGTATAACTGTATACCCCTACCAGTATGTTATCCACAGCCTGTGAGTAACTTGTGTATAACTATTTAGATACCCTGTGCAGTATGTTGCATACCCTCAGGAGTATCTTGGATACCCTGACCAGTACTTCTAAGGGTAAACCCTGTGTTGCTTTAAAACAACATCAGAGGATCCTACACCGACCTACACGCTCCAACATTGTAGATGCGAATGATTCTCATTTAGATCTAGATCATATGTACACTTATGACTTTAGAGTGAGTGCTTACTAACTTCAGAGCATCTACAATGTAAGTGAGTACTTACTTCATAGGGGGGAGGGTCATCGTAACTATGGAAATTGTTGTAGGAGCCTCTGAAGTTCACAAAAAAGTAAAACTAAAAAGGACTAATTAGGGACAGATGAAGTAACCATAAGTACTTGATTTATAAAGTAAAAGTAGTGTAGACTACAAAGTATCTAAAATGTATACAATGTACACCTTAGCAAGGGAACTACAAAGTTCATATAAGTGTGACTGAAATCACATAGATGTAAAAATATATGTGTATAAGACAATAAAAGCTTGACAAATAGACATAAGTGTGATACAATATTCTCTATAGCAAATAACTATGTTTACTAAGTAGCCTGACCCCACTACTAAGTTAAGACTAAGTAGGCTGATATGCACACCCTAGTAGGGGAACATAGTAGTTAAAATACACTTAAATTAAATATTATAAGTAAATTAATATTAATAACTAATATAAGTATCTTATAATGTTATGTCTTAAATAACATTTATGTTAATGTCTTAGTACTCTATAGTACTATATGTAAAAGTCTCCCCTATAGAGGATAAAGACGATGGAAGTAAAAGATGATAGTGTCTCAATGGTTATGTCTCCCAAACTGCGTGGTAAGGGTAGACCTCCAAAGACTGACCTTCAAGCAGTTAAGAACAGAACTAAGAATAAAGTAGGTAGACCTGTAGGTGATGCAGGTAGACTTCAAGAGTTCAAGGAAAGACTATTAGCCACAGGTGGCACTAGAATCCTTGATAAGATGATTCAGATAGCTTTGGATGATGAACACCCCGGACAGATGGCAGCAATTAAGTTAGCAATGGACAGGATATTACCAGCTTCAGTGTTTGATGCAGCTAAGAGTGGTGGTAGTATGCCTCAGATTAGTATTAACATTAGTGGTCTTAATAGTCCTATGGTTAGTACAAGTGATGAGGTAATAGATGTATGACAACTGAACTTAACTTCCAACTGCTTAAGTGGCAGCAGAGTGTCTTTAAAGATACTACTCGCTTTAAAGTTGTAGCTGCAGGACGAAGGTGTGGTAAGTCAAGGCTGTCAGCTATATCGTTACTGATTGAAGGTTTAAACTGTCCTGAAGGCTCAGCTGTGATGTACATAGCACCTACCCTAGGACAAGCTAGAACGATTATGTGGGACTTACTGCATGAGCTGGGTAGACCAGTCATTAAAGCAAGTCACATCAATAATCTTGAGATAACACTGATTAATGGTAGGAAGATATTGGTACGTGGAGCAGATAACCCAGATAGTCTCCGAGGTGTCTCACTGACCTTTGTAGTACTTGATGAGTGTGCTTTCGTTAAAGAAGATACATGGCAGAAGATTATCAGGGCTTCACTGTCAGACAAGAAGGGTAGAGCTTTATTCATCTCAACACCTAGTGGTCGTAACTGGTTCTATGACATCTTTAAGCTAGGTCAATTTGATGAAGATGATGAACAGTCCCGTAGGGACGTAGAATGGAAGAGCTGGCACTTCACCACAGCTGACAATGAGACTATTGATCCTAAGGAAGTTGAGGCTGCAAAGCGTACACTAAGTTCCTTTGCATTCAAGCAGGAGTATTTGTCTAGCTTTGATACTGCAGGTGCTGATGTCTTCAAAGAAGAATGGTTCAAGACTGCTGAAGAACCTCAGTTTGGTACATACATTGTAGCCATTGACTTAGCTGGTTTTGAAGAGGTTGGTAAGAATGCAGGTGCATCTAAGAAGAGACTAGATGAGACAGCTATTGCAGTAGTTAAGCTAGAGGACAATGGTGACTGGTGGGTTCACAAGATACAGCATGGTAGGTGGGACATCAGAGAGACTGCAGTTAACATCTTGAAGGTGGTTAGAGACTTCCAGCCTACAAGCATTGGTATTGAGCGAGGAGCATTGAAGAATGCTGTGCTGCCATACCTTAATGACTTGATGAGGAAGAATAACATATATGCTCACATACAGGATTTAACTCACGGTAACAAGAAGAAGACTGATAGGGTTGTCTGGAGCTTACAAGGTCGTATGGAACATGGAAGGGTATCCTTCAATGAGAAAGAAGACTGGAGTGAGTTTAGAGATCAATTAGTGATGTTCCCAACAGCTGGTGTACATGATGACTTGGTAGATGCTTTAAGTTACATTGACCAGTTAGCTATCACAAGCTACAACACAGACTACGAAGATGATGACTACGAAGTCTTAGACGTTATTTCAGGA